AAAACAGTATACCGAAGGACTTCAACAGCGTCTCGATCCTAATTGGCAGTTCTGGTCAAACGATCAAGTCAACAACATGTATAATGCTTGGCAGAATCAAGCGCAAAAGTCACACGACAACACGATGACCGATATTGATCGGTACAATCAAAGACAAGGACTCATGAATTCAGGCGAAGCTAACCGCAGGAATGTTGAGGAAATGCAGAACTGGGAGCAAGCACAGTCTAACAAAATGGCTGAACTAGCATGGGAGAATCAAAAGGCTACTGAATCTGCAAGGCAATATGCTTTATCGGGGCTTGGCGGGTTCGGACAAGCGCATGATCCCTGGAATAAAATGTCCGATCTCTACGGTATGCAACAGCACATAGCAGATCAGGATTGGGTAGCGCAATTAAATGAAAGGATGCTCGAAGCGCAGGAGGGTAATGCCACCGGAGATTTCTTTGCTAACCTCGCAGAAATAGTCCCGATTATAATTAAATTGATAGGAGCATAGGAGGTGAAACAATGGCTGTAAAAAAGGCAAATACTAATAGCTTTTGGGGAACGTTCGGAAAGAAGATTGGCCCCGCCATCAAAAGTGGTCTTCAGCTTGCCAACGATTGGGAAATGCAACAGTTTCAAAAGGCAATGCAGGAAGCCGCTAACAAACGTGCCGAAGCACAGGAGGGCAGGGCGGCAGATAAATGGACAACGATTGACAAACCCATTGGATTAACCGATGTCGCATGGGCGCAAACAAAATCAGACCCTTCTTTATTGCAGGGATATAAAGACTTTACTTTGAGTGATTATGATTCCGGCATAGCCGAAAACCGATTCAACACACAACTGTACGATAGATACAGGCAACCGGATTATTTTAATCCCATGATCGATTCTCAAATAAGCGGTTTTACAAGTGATTTGTGGGGCAACCGCGCCAATACTGCCGAATCCGCCGCTTCGCTGGGTAGGGGTTCAGAGGTTGGGTTAAGTCCTAATGCTCCTATTCAACTTACAAGCGATTACAAAATGAAGACACAACAGAATGATTTAAGAGGACAAGAACTCGACCTTGAACAAAAGCAGTATCAAAGCTTGATTACCAATGCTCTTATCGGCGCGGGAATTCCAGAAGCAACCGCAAGGCACTATGCTGCGCAGTTGGCGGCTGATACCGCAGAAGCGAAAAAGAATGAATCTATGTTCAGCTTGGATAAGAGTTTATATGATTCTCTGGCTGGCACTGATTACAACAAAAATAGAATGGGTGCCATGATAGCAGCTCCAGGACTTGAAACAGAAGCAACAAGATTAGGGAATGAATTAACCGAAGCGCAGATATGGAATTTACGCAATCCGCAAGCCAAGTCATCCGGAGACTTCAATGTGTTTGGCGGGGGATGGGGAACTATTGATAAGGACACTCTTACTCTCTTGAATAAACAATACGAGTATGACCGTAACAAAGCGGTTGACGATTACGGCAATCCTGTTGCTGGATACGAGAATTTCCCCACAAACTTCCTTGAATACCTCATTGAATACGATCCCGGAGTATTCTTCGCCGCCGCTCCGACACTAGGTGTTGCTGATCCCCAAAAGTATTACAATGACTACATGGCGTGGAAATATCCTAAGTTCGCTGAGGAAACCAAACAAGCCGCAGGGGATCAAGGCGCAATTGCCCGTCAAAACTCGCAGGACAAAGTAAACGCCAAAGCATTACTGCAGAATTTACTTCAGCAAACAGGCGGCAATGCGGAAATGGCGTTGGCGGCACTGCAATCTTCTAAGTCCTCGATGAGAAACGTAAGCGGGGGTGTCGTTCAAATTGTACTCAAGGAACTCCAAACACTTGCTGGACAACAAAGGGCGCGACAGGCGTTCAATGAAGTCTTCCCGTCTTGGCATTAAGGAGGTGTCTTGATGGCTTTACGATATAAACCCATTGCACCTCCTGCCCCCAAAGAAAAGCAAAATCTGTTACAAACAGTATTTGATCTTCTTTCGCGTGGGCAATATGTTTCTGCTAATACCGCCAAAAGGTTTATTGACTTAGCGCAAAACGAATACAAGGGTAAGCCTGAAGAATTCCTTTCCTCGCTATGGCAAGGGTTAAAAGGTGGAGTCACCGGAGAAGAAAAGGGCGACTATACTAAAATCCTTGAAGATGAATTCGGAGTTAAGGGCGCAGGGGCAAAGGTTGGAGGATTCCTTGGAAACCTTATCTTGGATCCTCTTAATCTTGTTTCGTTCGGCGGGTTAACCAAAGCTGGTAAACTAAAGGGCATTGCAACAACCGCAGCGAAAGCCGGTTCCAAGGTTGACGATGTGAGTAAAGTTGGTAAGTTTGTGAACACCCTGCGTAAAGCGGGTAAGCCACTTGATCTGGCAGATGATATTGTCGATCAAGTCCGCATGGGTGATCGCGCATTGGTACAGATTGCCGGTAAAAGACTACCGGTATTACCTGCCAAAGCGGAAGCGGCGATCATGTCTGCTCCCGGAAAGGCGTGGGGAAAGATCGCTCAAACACCTTTGGGCGGCGCAGTACATCGAATGTTCTCCACTAAACCTTTGACCGAAGCCGGAAAAGAAATGCAATCGATACGCAAAGCAGTAAGAGATAATCCTTTGCGTTATCAGTTAGGCAAAGTGCAAGAAGAAGGATTGGATTTAAGTAAACGCATACAAGACTTAGGTAAATTGGGTGTAGATGAAAAGCGAATTCGGGACTTAGTAGAAATGCCTAACACTTCTTTTATTAAATCCGGACAAAGATTGCCTTCCAACATTAAGCCTTTACACAGCAAACCCAGCATAACTTCTGCTTCATTGAGTCCACGGGCATATGTTCACAATGTTGATAAACTTGTGAAGCAACCGCAAGAAGTGCAGAATGTGGTTAATGATATAAGCCGCATGTTGCGTGAAACGCTTGAAGCAGAAAGAAAAGTCGGTATTGATACTCCTGAACTATCAAGTGAATTCATGGAGTATATCCCGCGTTATTTCAAAAACAAACCCGACAAGACGCTTGTCGGTTCTGCTCCAAGAGCATATAGCTTAAAGCATCCGAGCATGAAAGCGAGAAAGCTAAGAAATATCACTTCAAGAGAAGCGGTTGACGCGGGATTCGACTTCATCGAAAACCCCGCTTTATCAACTTCGATGCGCAGAGCATATTCCGAAAAAGCGGTTGCTAATGCTAAGTACTTGGATGAATTGACTAAGCGATTCGGCAAAGAGGCAGCCGAAGAATTGCCTGAAGGGTATAGGGCAATTAAACAGCAATCTTTCTTTACTCCGAAGGGACTTCGCAAAACCGATCCATACCTCAAAAAGCTGGACGGCAAACTGTTTCCGGAAGAAGTTGCGCGAGAGATTGAGAAAGAGATTGTCAAAGCCGCTCCTTCCGAATTATCCAAAGCGGTTAAACCGGTACTTGATGCGTATGATCAAGGTTTATCATGGTGGAAAGCACAAACACTACCTTTATTTCCTTCATACCATTCGAGAAACCTTGTCGGCAACGTATGGCAAAACTATTTGAATGATGTTGGCATAGGTAATTATGTTGATTCGCTTAAAGCACAGGTTGGCAGCTCAAAGCTTGGAGACAAATTAGGGTTAAGTAAATGGCTTGACAAAGAGATTGTAACTGACACCGGACAGAAATTAACTTTAAGGGACGCTATGGAACAAGCAAAAAAGACCGGCGCACTTGACACCGGCTTTTTTAATGTTGATGTTGGTAAGAGCATAGAAGAAGGGTTAACCACTCCTTCTCTCAAACAATCCTTAAATCCATTATCGAAGAACAATGCGGCGATTCGGGCGGGGCGTAAGGTTGGAAGCTCAATCGAAGATAATGCCAGATTAGCAAACTTCCTTGACAAAATTAAAAAGGGGCATGTTTCAGAAGATGCAGCCGCAGCCGTTAACAAATACCTTTTCGATTATGGTGATCTGACTGACTTTGAAAAGCAAGTAATGAAAAGAATGTTCCCATTCTACACGTTCCCGCGCAAAAACATTCCCTTGCAGCTCGAATCCTTAGCTAAGAACCCCGGTAAATTTGCGACAATACCTAAAGCGGTTAATGCTATCAAAGATCCCAATGCCCCTAATCAGGCATTTGCTTCTGATTGGATTCAGGAGAACATGGGTGTCCCGATCAGAACTGCTGATGGCGAACCGGCTCATTTACCTCTCAGAAGTTATTTACCTGCTGTTCAACCTTTGGAGCTTGCTAACATAGGTCAGCTTTTGGGGTCAATGCTGACTCCGGCCAAACTTCCCCTGGAGCTAGCAACAAACAAAAACTTTGCCTTTGGCGAGGATATTGAGCGAACACCAGGAGCGCAAACAAATATGTTAGGTCTTGATATGCGCAATAAAGCCGCTCACGCTTTAAGGCAATTGCGACCCTTGTCTGAACTCGACCGCACTAATCCGGGCAATATCTTTGGAGCATTAAATTCCATGCTTAAAGGGCAAGGAATGAACTTTAAGGCAGAGCGTCCGCATAAGGTGGATGCCCCCGGACAAGACCGTGCCGAAACGTACTTAACAGGATTAAAGCAATATAAGTATGATGTTCAGAAGGGCAAGAGTGCGTTAATTGCGCGAAGTGAAAGAGAAATCTCAAACATTAAATCGGAGATCAATTATAACCGGCGCGAAGCATCCCGCTTGAGAAGCAGAGGGCAAGTGGCCGCAGCCATGAGTTACGAGAACCGCGCCAAACAATTAACCGAACAACTTAAGCAAAAGCAAAAAGAATTGTCTCAAAAGATGAGATCGTAAACCTATTTGACCGATAGGAGCTGTTGCCCATGCAGCCAATAGACGGAAACCAAGTCCTTGACAGTGTGCTTCAAACGACCATGAACTACCCGAACATGGCATGGCTTGTCATAATGATGGTGTTTTTTCTGTTCTTGATCATAGGGAGCGCGTTATTGATTCGCTACACCTTAAAGAAAAGCGACAAGCGAGAATTAATGATAATGGAACAGAGCGAGAAGCGAGAAGCCTTACTGATTGAGCAAAGCGACAAAAGAGAAGCCGCCCTAATGGAGCAGTTAAGAGAAATAGTCCCTGCCATTAATGAAGTATCTCTCGCCGTCAAGGGCATAAAAAGTGAGTTTGATCAGCGTTTCTCCAATATCGAAGCAAAGCTCGAAAGGGGTGATTAATTGAAACCAGAATATATTGTAATTCATCATTCAGCGACCGCAGACGGCCAAACCGTAGACTGGAACGCCATTACAAATTATCACAAACATAAGTTGGGATATTTAGATGTCGGTTATCATTACGGTATCGAGAGAGTCAATGATCGATGGGCGATCATAACTGGCCGAGCAGAAGATCAGGCCGGAGCGCATACCAAGCAGGAAGGCATGAACTTTAAGTCTATCGGTATATGCATGATCGGCAATTTTGACACAGGGCGTCCCGACAAGGAAGCCCTTTTTCTTTTGACAATGTTGTGTGCCGATCTTTGCAGACGGCATGGAATTCCCGCATCAAATATTGTCCCTCACAGTAAATATGCCGTCAAGACTTGCCCCGGTAAATTGTTCCCAATGGACAAGTTAAGGAAGTCGGTTGAATTTCGTATTAAGGAGTGATTTTATGGGTAACAACATTGTTCACGTATCACAGGTTGAACGCGGGGGGAAAGCAATACAAGAAGCTATCAATTCCCTGCACGCAGACGATGGTTTAATGGCACAGTAAATGTTTCAATTACTGCAACTTCTATTGCTGGCGTGGCCACGATTGCCGATGAAGCAACAACCACAACCATATCAAACGGAACGGGCGGCATTCCCATTGTCCTTACTGGAACATGGGCAGAGGGTGATTCCATATCATTTACTGTTAGCGGATCGATATTAGGTTATACCCTAACATCACTCACCCATACTGATGCGGTTATCTTTACTACACCTTAAATAAGGAGGAATCATTATGATAGCAAAACTTAAATTGCTCTATGCTAAATTTGTTGTTTGGCTGTCCCAAGTTGCAGTGAAAATATTACTATTCCTCATTTGGACGATAGCAATGTTTGTTCTTGGTGACTTGGTTGGCTTTAAAGGTTTACTGAAATTGATTGTAAAATAAAGAAGGAAATTGATTCCCCGATGTCGAATATACAAGCAAATGTCCGGTCGGGAGGGGAATCCAATGACCGAAAACGACTGGCGCAAAGTGCGCCAAGCTGTCTGGGAGATCGAAAAAAGAATCTCATGCAGAAGCGATCTTGTTCTAGACTTACCAGGCAAAAAAGCTATTGTTTACTCTTGTGGTGCCAATGTAATACGAATAGATATTAAAGCAGCGAAAGCCCCGTATTAAGCGGGGCTTTTCTTTTTGTGTAAGTCTATCTAGTGTCAGAACGACCCCAAACACCATCATTTCATCTCTCCATTACTTGGAAACCCAATCCACATTTCTTCCACAACACGTCTACATGCTAATCCACAGGTACATTCAGACACTTTCCATGACTACGGGGTTACTACTACTGAACGTTTTTAATCTCAAACCCACGAAGCTTCTGTGTTGCTTATTCCTAATAGAAGAAATAACTGAATGACGCAACACAATAAAGAGTAACATTGTACACTCAATGAATTGATTATACTGTAACGAGCGTTTAGCGAGTTACAAAGGATCTGTCAGTACGACTGTAAGATACAGTTTGCCTTACTCCCGAACCGCCTCCTCCACCCTCGTCTGCTCCTTTCGCTGAAACAGACTACTATAAATACTCATCTAACGAGTTAAGCCCAGACCGATAAAAGCCGGGGAGGTGCGCTAATCCTCAAAACAGCGAACACATGTTCGATATAGAATTTAATCATATTATACCATATAAAATAACAGTTGTCAAGTATTAATTTTAGGAAAAAGGACAGGAATTATAATCCCGCCCTTCCCAGCATCCGACTTAGAGGAATTTCATAATACTTCGCAATACGGATGAGCTTATCTAGCGTAGGATTAGTGTTTGAAAGGGTTTCCAAACACGACATATACCCAGGATGCAGATTCATTTCCATGCTGGCAGTCATTTGCGAAATTTTGCGTTTTTCTCTGTAGCCCTTTTCCTCTCTAAGCTCGGATAGCGTTTTTGCTAAATCCTCCAATCCTTCTATTTGAAACTCCCTGTCTTTCGCTATCCTCATACTCAGCACCTCCTTTCTCGCATTAAAGTATATCACAAACCATATTTAGCATCAACTACTTCCAATACATTGAAAGAGTGAGAAAAACGGAGATAATGGGCGTTAAATACCATACACAGAACACTATGCCACAAATAGCGATTTGCCGAACATATGTTCCCGTGTTAGTATATGCGTATAGGAAATAGTTTATACCAAATAGTTGTCAGGGAGTATTAAATTGCACGAATGAAATGGCATCCGTGTATTTATTTTTAAGGAGGGGATTGGATGATTGTTGTTAGGAGTGAGGATGGGACGTTTTTGGGAGAGGTTCGAAACCTCTGGGCAATGTGGCGCAAGGAAGGATATCGCTTAGTCGGGGATTTCATCCGCGTAACAGACGAAGCCGATGACTATGTGGTTTTGGCAGAGTACAAAACCAAAGAAGCCGCGATTGAGCAGATGAATTGCATTCAAAACATCTTGGAATGGGGGCCGGGCAAATTGAAGACGGAGAACCTCAAGGCTTATGGAAGTCCGGAAATTACCCAAGTTTTAGTTCCGATTTACGACCTGCGCGAATGCAAGATCCATGAGGACTGATTAACCTTTCCACAGCGGCGGCGTGGTGGGAACACGCGGGGCAGAGGCGAGGGAATCCCCTTGGCCGCATCGCAAGCCTGTTGGAGAAGCGATGTATCCAACGAGTAGGTTCGAATCCTGCCTGCTGTGGATTTAATTTTAACTTCATCATAAAGGAGGTATTTTCAATGCCACGCCCATTACACAGAGGGCGCATGGACGGCATCATAAGATTGCAGCGAGAGATTAAGTCCAGCAAGCGGTCACAAGCAAAACTCCGCGAAACAGAGATCCGAGAAAGAATGGCTATGTATCGACAAGGTTTGCTCAATATTAGCCAACGGAAAAGATTCTGCTACCAGGTACTAATCAGAGACAACTTCACCTGTAAAATCTGCGGTTCAAGAGAAAATTTCACGGTTCACCACATCAAGTCAATTTCACTTTATCCCCATTTGCGTTGCAAAGTCTCCAACGGCATTACGGTATGTCGTGATTGTCACAACGAAATTGAAGTTTGGAAGGAGAGAAGATATGTTCAAAATCATAAAACTCCTTATTTCAATGCTTCAGTCTTTAGCGCGCTGGTTTGTTTCTAGGGACAAGCCTGTTGAACCGAACAATCGCGCTAAAAGGCGCAGAGAGTATAACGATTATCGTAAGAGAAAAGCGGTCGAGCTAAAGAATGACATTTTCATTGAATCCACGCCAGACTTACGGAACAGAAGAACGCGAAAAACAATTGCCAAAATCAGTTATATGAGGGGGAAATAAAAATGCCAGATCTGCAATGTGATCTTGAAGGGTGCGTACATAACAGCAAAGGGTTCTGCGAGTTTGATGGTGTGTTGGAATTAGTTGAAGGCGCGTGTATGAATCGAGAGATTCCCGAAAACGTATGTCCATATTGCGGTCATCCTTCTGCGGAAGGCGTATGCACGGAATGTAAGTCACTTGTAAAGCAATATTAGGAAGGTACAAAAAATGAACGTAATCTCCATCATAACACTCGAAGGCGAAACAATCCGCACAGATGATAACATCGGAGAAATGGATGACAATCAACTTAACACTTATTTCAACAACTTAGATCAAGCAGTCAAGTGCATTGCCTCTGAGCGCGAAAGAGCGCGGAGGGTACTGATCAGAAGGCAGATTGAAGAAGAATACAAACTCAAGTATGGAGGTATGTAAATGGCATTTCAAAGAGCGGAAAGGAAAAGAGCAAAAGCTCGAATTGCAATTACCGGCCCATCTGGTTCCGGAAAGAGCATGGCGGCGTTGCTGATTGCTAAAGGGTTGGGTGGTAGAATCGCCGCTATTGACACTGAGAATGAAAGCCTTTCCCTTTACTCCCACATCGCAGAGTTTGACACTCAGGTATTGAAGGCTCCGTTCACTCCCGAAAGATACATAGGGATGATCAAAGAAGCTGAGAATGAAAAATACGACGTTATCATCATTGACAGCTTAACTCATGAATGGATTGGCGAAGGCGGCATATTGGAGACTCACGATTCAATGCCTGGCAATTCATGGGCGAACTGGTCAAAGGTAAATCCGAGACACAACAAATTGATCGAAACAATCCTTCAAAGTCCCGTCCATGTCATTGTCACACTGAGAAGCAAAACAGAATATTTACAGACAGAGAAGAACGGTAAAAAGGAAATCGAAAAGGCTGGCTTAGCACCTCAGCAGAGAGATGGCATTGACTACGAATTTACGCTTTGCCTTGACGTGCAGCAAAAGAATCACATTGCGAGCGCAAGCAAAGACCGTACAGGGTTGTGGGATGAGCGGTACGAGAAAATCACAGAAGCGCATGGGCGCGAATTGCTTGATTGGCTTGAAAAGGGCGCGGAACCGAGCAAAGATGAGCCGCCAAAAAAAGAAATCCTTTCACTTGACGACCTCGACATTGACAGACTTAACGCTGATGAATCGAAGTGCGCTAAATGCGGCAAAGAAGTTCCTCCCGAAGTGATCAAGTGGTGTCAATCACATCCTGAAAAATATCTTGGCAACGTGTACTGCAAAGAATGTCAGAAGCAGGTGAAGTAATTGCCGCGAGAAAAGAAACCGGCTTATCTTCTCAAAGAACTCTTCAAACAGATGTATCAAAACTTCTATGACAAACCTTATCCCGGTATTATCAATGACGATGTGATATTTATGCGAAACCTCAACCAGCTTTTAAGCAAAGCAACCAAAGATGAAATCGAAGCGGGGATCAACCGATTCTACGAACTTAACGCCAATCATGGTTATGGATATTTCCTGTACTGGTTCAGAGAATGCTTCATTAACGATTACAGAGTACGGCAGGAAAAAGAAAAGGCTCAGTCGCAGAAGCAATCGCAGATAGAGAAGGTGATTGCAGAGTGTCAATCCCGCAAAACAGAGAATTGGAAGCGTCCATCCTTTCGGCACTCATTGACGAACACGACAACACAAAGCCAATAATACAAAGATCGCTTACCCCTGATGACTTTTTAATCTACAAAGAACTGGCCGAAGTGTTGTGGGGAGAAGACTTAACTTTAACATTACTGATCGACAAGATGCGAAACATCATGCCAGCGAGTGAGATTATCAAGGTTTATAACGCACACGTACCAACAACCGTTGAGAAGCGCGAAAACGAAGTGGCAAGGCTAAAAGAATTAACCGCAGCGCGAAAGGCTTACCTTGCCGCTTCGCACTTCCTAAAAGACATCGAAGAAAATGAATGGACACTCGAAAGTGTAACATCGCTCTTTAATGAAGTCGGATCATGCATCAATAGAACGAACACAGACACTAAAACAATGTTTGAAGTAGTCATGGAAGTATTTGATCAATTTGACACAAGACTACACAACAAGGGACAAGTCTTAGGTGTACCAACCGGATATAGAAGGATTGATTATGTATTGTCGGGACTTGCGCCTGGGAGAATGATTGTTTTAGCGGCGCGTCCCGGCAAAGGTAAAACAACATTAGCATTAAACATAGCGCGTAAATGTGCAGAGAAGGTTCCGGTATATTTTGCCAGCGCAGAACAGTCAAGAGAGGAACTGGGAACAAAACTGTTACACGCTGAAGCAAGAGTAAACCTACAACAAGCAAGTATGGCAACTTGGAAAGAAGAAGAATGGAATGCACTCGTTGGAAAATCCGCTAATATCGCTAATCTACCAATCTTCATAGACGATAAAGGCGGGATGAGTGTTGAATTTGTTGTCAATCGCGCCAAACAGTTAAAGCACGAAAAGGGCATTGGACTTGTAGTAGTTGATTATCTTCAAAGATTAAAAACGCGTCAGAAGATGAAACGCATTGAAGAAGTGGGATACATCAGCAGAGAACTAAAAGACCTGGCAAGATCAATCAATGTTCCAGTATTGGCCTTATGCCAGTTAAACAGGGATGTTGAAAGGCGCGAAGACAAGGTTCCAAACTTAGCTGATTTAAAAGAATCTGGCGACATTGAACAAGATGCAGATCAGATTATGTTCATCTATGAGGATAGCAATGAAGAATCCCATATCAAAGTAGCTAAAAACAGACATGGAATAGCTGGGGATGACATTAAGATGAGGTTCGATAAACATTTTGGGAGATTCGCGGAGATGTAGAAAGGAGCGGTAACATGCCATTTGTGAAATGCGCAGATTGTATTCGCGCCAAAGAGCGCAGTTGCTCTGCATCACATCCGGACAATCCCGTTAGCGGTTGCTTTTGTGGAGCGACCGAGGGAACCAAACCAGAGCAGGTAGGCAAAAGGTGCGTAGAATGCGGTCATTTTACCCGCTGCAAATCCATATTCGGGGTAAAAGCTGATTCGGAATGCGATTTTTACCCTTCGCGGTTTGTGAGTAGAAAGGAGCGGTAACATGAGCCTGAGCACAAGGCTATTCGCTGGCATGTTGATGGCGCAAATGATAGCCGAAGAACAGCAAGGCGAAACCGAAGCGACGGGGATGTTGAAGTGGGAAGTGCAGGTTTGGCGTGCCGCGCACAACGATATAGCGTTTCTTATAACGGTAACGAATTCGGGAAACTATGATTTGCATGTTTGGGAGAACAAGGAGGACTGGAAAAACCTATTTGAATGGGTTGACATCCCCACTCTCGAAGCCGCTCAACAGAAGGCTGAGGAAGTCCTGAAAGAGATGGAGGGGTAAGGATGGCTAAGACGACCATCGAATGGGCTGACAAGGTGTGGAATCCGGTTCCTGATTACCCTGGATATTATGCTTCCGAGGACGGCAAAATTCTTTCTTTAAAGCAAAGCAAGCCTAGGATTATGAAGCCAATAGAATCAAAAGACGGATATTTGTATGTTTATATGTATGTTGGCGGAATTCAACATAAAGTTCGAATCCATAGGGCTGTATTGTCATCCTGGAAGAGGTTGCCTAGAAAAGGTGAAGAGTGTAGGCATCTTGACGATTGCCCTAAGAATAACGACATTTGCAACCTTGAGTGGGGCACGAGACTTGAGAACGTTAACGATAAAAGAATCAACGGAGGCATAGCAGAAGGCGAAAAATCAGGCACGCACAAGCTTACCGAGAAGGAAGTTATAGAAATAAGAGTCCTACATGGGAAAAAACCGCTTAGAGAGTTAGGAAGAAAATACGGTGTGTCGCACACGGCAATACGACGTGCCGCTTTGGGAATTAAGTGGAGTTGCGTAAGGGAGGGACTGAGTTGAGCAGAACAAAAATCGAATGGGCTGATTACACATGGGGGCCCGTCACAGGCTGCACCAAAGTGTCAGAAGGTTGCCGGAACTGCTATGCCGAGCAAAATGCAAAGCGGTTTTGGGGCAATAGACCCTTCACAGAAGTCAGATGTCATGAGCATAAGCTCGAAGAACCCCTGCATTGGCGTAAACCGCGCAGAGTGTTTGTAAACAGCATGAGTGATCTGTTCCATCCGGACGTGCCGTTTGATTTCATTGACAGAGTTTTTGCGGTGATAGTATCTTGCACGGTGTTTAAAAACAGACCGGATCATGTGTTCCAAATTCTCACCAAGAGACCGGAAAGGATGGCAGATTATTTTTCAACTTCACCGAGCGAACTGATTCAGAGATGGGCAAAAGCGGGTGACGGATGGATTTTCACAGACAACCCGGATGTGTTGTTTAGCGAAGCCGTTTATTCTCAGGTGTGCCATATGTGGGATAAAGACGGGAGAAATAGTAGTGGCAGTGCATATAAGCCTTGGGGTTATCCCGAACAGCTTTTTCCCCTAAGCAACGTCTGGCTTGGTGTAACAGCCGAGAACCAACAGACCGCCGATGAGCGCATACCTCTGCTTTTGCAGACACCTGCGGCGGTTAGGTTCGTGAGCGTGGAGCCGATGCTTGGGGAAGTGGATTTATCCGAATGGCTTTCGCCTTGGCACATTGAAACGCTTATAGGAATGGATCACGATCCGAGATGTGATGGCTCGTGCCGATATTGTCCTATTCCAGTACCGGTAGAAGAATTCGTTCCCGATCCGCCTATGCTTGACTGGGTTATCTGCGGCGGCGAAAGCGGCCCCTGCGCACGTCCGATGCATCCGGATTGGGCAAGGAGCCTAAGAGACCAGTGCCAAGACGCGGGAGTGCCGTTCTTTTTTAAACAGTGGGGAGAATGGTATCCCGACCGAAAGGGTATTTACGAGCAAAGCGATAGCGTTCTTTTCGGGAACACCGTAGTCCATCGAATTGGTAAGAACGGTGCCGGCCGCCTGCTTGACGGCGTAGAACATAACGAATTCCCGGAGGTACAAAATGGCTAACACAGACGAGAGGTTGAAGGAGATAGCAGAAAAAACCGTTCGGTGGGACAGCCCGGAAGGATTTTGGGATACCGTAACTCACGATGATGTGAGGTTCATTACTCAGAAAGCCATTGAAGCGCGGGATGCACTTCGCAGAATACGAGATGTGTGTAATCCGGAAACGCCATTCACACGCGCCGTATCAAAGCCTGTACTGAAAGCTATGGTGGAATTAATCGACAAAGTTTTAGAGGACTAAGGAGGTATCCTTTTATGCTATATCTTAGTACCTTCTCAGCTATAATCGGGTTTATATTAATCTTACTTCCACTCACTTTAACATTACTCATCGGATGTTTCATTATCCGAGGGCTAACATGAATTCGCGGGAGAAGGGGAAGCGCGGCGAAAGGGAATTTGCTGCCTTCCTCCGCGAAAACGGCATTGAAGCAAGGCGAGGACAACAATTTAACGGACTTGAAGGTGAAGATGTTGTATCATCATTACCTTATCACTTTGAAGTAAAGCGAGTAGAGAAACTTAACATCGAAGACGCAATGAAGCAGTCAATCGAAGATGGTAAAGACAAAATACCGGTAGTGGCACATAGAAAAAACAACCAAAAGTGGCTTATCACAATGAGGGCGGAAGATTGGATAAGGATGGTGGGAGAGTGTCAGCAACAAACAGAGGCTCTATAAGAGAAGAATATGATTTTTATCCCACACCGAGAAGCGCCGTTGATCCGTTCTTGAAAGAATTTATTCTTAATCCCGAATCGCTTTTGGGCGTGTTGGAATGCTGTGCTGGTGACGGAGCAATTATTAAAGCCATTCAAGATTATTGCTCGAACGTCATTGTCGAAGCCTGTGAGATACAACCCCGATTCGAGAGTGACCTTCGCAAATTGACAAACGCAGTTTACATCGAAGATTTTACTAAATTCGATCCAGACGGATACGATCTCATCATTTCAAACCCACCCTTTAACCAAGCGGAAGAAATCATCACTCATGCGCTCGAAAACACAGGCGGGTTCACTGAGATTGCTATGTTGCTGCGCTTGGGATTCCTGGAAACAAAGATAAGAAAACCATTTTGGGACAAGCACCCATTGACACAGCTTTATGTGCTGAGCAAACGCCCGTCATTCATCGGCAGAGGAAGGACAGATTCATCCGCTTATGGATGGCTCGTATGGAGTGATCTGAGAAAGCCGCTAATCAAAGTGATATAGGAGGATTAGAATGATCAACATAAAGGAACTAACAATCGGCGATGAAGTAATCAAAGTACCTTATGGTCTGGAAAACTTCTGCGGATATTTCCCAAGATACATAGTCAAAGAGGTTTCCCTTAAGCCTTACGGATGGATAGTAACGATTGAAACACAAAAAGACGAAAACGGCAACACTGCCTTTACCGCGATAAGCGAAAGCGACACGCCGAGCCGCTATTTTTATCCGGATGAATTCGAAAAAGCAAAGCAATTCGCTTTTGACCGAATCAATGAATTGTGGGTAAAGGTCATCGAAGCTAAAGATAAAATCAGCGGCATGGAGGGTTAAAATGATTTGCTCTAAGTGCGGGAAAGAACACAACCAAAATCATTGGTATTGCAGAGAATGTCACATCGCTTATTGTAAGGCGTATCACAGACGGAAACGCGATTTAAGGCGAGCAGCCAGACGGAAAACCGACAGGGAATTAGCAATAATATTGGGGTGATTCAATTGCTGGGCAAGATTAAAGGCATTGAAGAAGTATATGGCGTGAAGCTTTCACCTTACCGCGCAGAATGCGAGGGGTACAAAGTCGAAACGGAAGAAAACACATTCCAAGTATTAATCGGAAGTAGGCAGCAGTGCTGTGAGGATTATGGTTATTTTGGAAGTGATGATGACTTGACTTACTTTGTTGGCACCAACCTTCTTGAGGTTAATCTTACGGACACAGCACTAAACAAAAAAGCATTGGAAATAGGGAACGAACTTTCGCGATTCGCGGGAATTCAGTTTGTAGATTTTGTAACAAGCAAAGGCACTTTTCAGTTAGCTGTTTACAACGATCATAATGGATATTACGGGCATTCAATTTATGTAACAAAGAACGAAAAAATAATTCTTGACAGCACTCTATAAGGGGTGATTCAATGGCGTTAATCACCATAGACGGTAAAACCTATATCCAGGGATCGGTAAGCCCAACACCAACCCAAGATGTTTACGTCATGAAACTTTATGCCACGGAAAAAGCGTTTGAATTCCATACAACACTTCGCAGAAAAGTAGAACAGCTTCTAAGAGATTATCCTCTCAATGTCAAGGAATATAAAATGAAGTACCCATCGACAACCGCCCCATTAAAACTCGTGTGCGTTCAATCCAATTCAACCTCAGATCCAACAGCGCAATTAGCTATAGAAATGGCAGAATTCAAGCAAAAGTATTTAGATCCAGTTGAACAAGGTATGCAAGAGCTTGATGAGGATTGCCGAAAATTCGTTGAGTTAAGGTATTTCAGCAATAAGAATTTTAACTATGCGTGTGATATGATCCCTTGCTCAGCTATGACGGCGGCGAGATGGTTAAAAGAGAAAATAATACCGGTATTCGGCACTTATGTTAGTAAACTTGATAACAAATAGTATATATCATATAGTATAATTGTATCATGAAAAGAATGCGTAAGAAGTTCTTTTCATGCAGAACCGCTTCGGCGGTTCTTTTCGTTTGCGCTTGAATCCCTCACAACGAGGGATTAGCGGATAAAGGCGGGTTCCCCACTAAAATTCTGCCATGACACTATCGCCCGATAGCCGAGCAGATATCCCCGCCTTTTATTCTTTTGACTTAATAAAATTATTTTTAAGCATATGAGGTGAAAACATGAATTGTTTCAATCAACGTGAAATAGACGATAAAGTTATTTGCACCAGAGAAGGATTTAAAATATTACGCAAAGCAAAAGGATGCCAGAATCCGAATCATTGCTGCGCTGAATGCCGCGGCTGTGTCAATCCGGTTTGCTCGAAAGGGTGATCGCGTCTTGGAAATGATCGAGATACCATATTTGGGCAACTTAGATAAAGCAGAAATATACGGAGTTTCGGATCTACACAGTGAAGACATGCTTTTCGATGAGTCCTTGTGGAAAAAGTTTAAACAGAAGATTAAAGGGATTGATCATCCCTGCTTAATTGGAATTGGCGATTGGCTGAATTACGCTGTGTCGGGTAGTAAAACAAACCCAGGTGAGCAGACGCGAACCGTAGGACAGAGCGAAGAATGGCTGATCGAAGAGTGTAAAGAGTTAAAACCTTGGATTATGGCGATGGCTGATGATGGCAATCACGAACGAAGATTAGCGAAGAAGGGTGATGGGTTAAGCCCCATTGCTTTTGTTTGCAAGACATTAGACATTCCGTATATGGAAAACGGCGGCATACTAAAGATTCCGCTTGGCAAAGATTCGCATGGAAAAAGAGTTTGCTATACGGTGTATGCCTTTCATGGCGAGGGCTATCGAGGGAGAGTCAATAACGTTAACACCATTGTTTATGCCGACATTTACTTACATGGACACGATCATCTGAAAAGCGCATTTAAGCGCAATTTTTTTATGCCTGATCCTCAAAACAACATAGTTCGAGAAGTTGAGCAATTACATGTGTCTGCCGCTCATTGGCTGTCTTATGGAGGATATGCGCAGCGAGGATCATTTCCTCCGAGTTCAAGGGGTGCCTCACCAATTTATCTCAATGGCCGCTACAAAAGCGCGGAGGTATTGTTATGATATTTGCGATTGACTTTGATGGGACAATAGCGAAAAACGGATGGCCAAACATTCACGAAGCGGAACTTATTCCAGAAGCGCAAGAAGCGATCCAATTACTGCATGATGCAGGACATATCATTATCATCTGGAGCTGTCGAGAGGGCAAGGACAAACAGAACGCAATAGATTACCTTTGCAATCACGATGTACCATTTGATTATTTTAACGAGAACCCACCTGGACTTATTCAAGAATACAATAACGATTCACGTAAAATCGGAGCCGATTATTACATTGATGATAAGAATTTCGGTAAATGGACTTGGGATGAAGTATTAGACTTAATGGAGGGCGATACTGTTGAATTACGACATGAAAGACTCAGGCGAAAGAGAGAACTTCGAGAGTGGAGCGGTGCGCGACCGCAGGGATGGCAAAGGGCGGTTTGACCTTATACCACCTTTTGCACTCAAAAGATTGGCCTTGGTGTATGAGAAAGGCGCAAAGAAATACGCTGACCGTAACTGGGAAAAGGGCATCCCTGCAAGTCGCTGCCTTGATTCGGCATTAAGACACCTCAATCAATACCTTGCGGGTCATAAGGACGAAGATCATCTTGCTCAATGTGCTTTCAATGTTTTCGCAGTTATGCACTTCGAGGAAGTTCTACCGGAAATGATTGATTTAGAAACAAGGAGATGACGCTATGTATAAGTGCTGGAGAACAGAGAAACGCCGTTATGAAATTTCCATTGGACTTAACACATGGCTGATTGGCGTTTCGTGGACAAGGAGAGATTTTGTATTTTGCTTCTTTTGCTTCGGACTTATTATTACGTGGTAGGTGAAAAAATGATAAGGTTTCGCAAAGGAAAACTAAAAACGCTTTTCTCAGGTAAGAATTGGGCAGTCGGCATCGACACAAGGGAAATATATTTGCTTAAGATTCAAAAAGATTACTATACAGAAGGAATAAGCTGGCTGGGAATCTATTTTCTATGCTTCTGGCTTGAAATTGACATAGGGAGGTAATCCCTTGAAATGCAATATACCTGGCAATGAACATGTTACGTGTCGTGAAGAGGAATGTAGCAATTACTGTTGTTGTTGCAAGAGTGTAAAAATATGCTCGAAAAGGTGTGTGGTGATGGAAGATGAAGTTAATCAATCAACTAAAGGGAATTGACGTTGTTTTGCGTTTCCCCACATGGGTTGGATTCGGAATTGATCATTACAGGGGATATAGTCAGATGCGATGTGGTTGTTTTGCAATCCGGAAGTGGCATTTCCATGGGCATTAACTACGATGAATACAAAAACTTCACCTGCGCCATTCCCAAGCCCCACAAGGGCAAATTAAAATCAACAGCCAATCACCTTACCGACCCTAAAAAAACCGCGTACAAGCCAAATGGTGGCTCCAAGTCCAAAGGAAACAATCGAACACATGTTCGCAAAGACAAAAACGCATACAGAAATTGTCAATGGTGCGGACAAACCTTTAAAGAAACCGAACTATCGGTACACCACATTACCACCATAGGAAGCGCAGGTAAAAAAGGCGATATACCGGAAAACAGGATTGAACTATGCGGCCCTCGCGCTGCGTGGGGATGTCACTATGAAGCACAACATAATGAAATAACGAAAGAACAGTTATACCGCCGCCGAGCAGAGCTTGACGGCTTTTCTTATGAGCAGATCATTGAAACGGTAAAAGAAGCAATCGGGCGCAGACCCGATGTGCCGTAGGAGGAATAAACCTTGTTGACAGATGAACAGAGAAACGAAAGAGATCCGGTTGCGTTACAGCAAGAACTTCTAGCCATTGATCGGGAAATGGAAACCCTGCGCCCTGACCTTGAAAAAAAGAATCAGGAATATCAATGGGCAAAAGCGGAATATGAGGTTTCCAAAATGCGCCTGAAGTTGCTCAAAGACAGGCGAAGCGGTATTCAGAGCGTACTTAAAAGCTTAATGTAAGGAGATAACAAAATGAAAGACCTAAACATGGTAAACCTTACCGGCAACCTCACCCGCGATGTTGAAATGAGATACACTCCAAGCGGGGAATCAGTTGCAACATTCGGCATTGCAGTTAATCGGTCATTCAAGAATTCTGCAGGAGAATATGAAGCGGATTTTATTGATTGTGTTACGTGGAAGAAACTTGCTGAGTTGTGCAGCCAATATTTGGCTAAAGGATCTAAGGTTTTGGTGTCAGGGCGGCTACAGACGCGCAATTATGAAACAACTGAAGGGCAGCGCAGGAAAGCGTGGGAAGTTGTTGCGGAGGACATTAAATTTCTGAGCAAAAAGCAGGAGGAATAAGGATGAACAGAAGGCAGAGAAAAGAACTTGATCAAATCATCTTAGAAGCAAAAAGAGGGCTTAACATTTGCATGAAGATATTGCTGGAGGAACAGGCCCCAAAACCATGTAACCCTAAAATCGACAAGGTGTTTGAATATCTTTTGAAACAAAACATCGAAATTTACGCCGAGAAAGACCCGGCGTGGTTTAATTCCGACAAATTGTTATTCAATCCCGCCAGACTGCACTCAAGGAAAGATGACCTTTTTGAGCGTTGCCGCGCAAACAATTACCTTACCCTTGATGAGATCCACAAGGCCGCTGTAACATTATGGCCGGAGAAATACAGCTTTATTCCTGAGAGCAAGATCAAGAATGAGGTTCCCAACAATGCTTTATCGTAAAAGGCCGGTCGAAGTTGCGGCGATTCAATACAACGGATTCAATGCCGATGAAATTGATGCTTTTGTCGGGCATAAACTTCACCGCGACATTATTGATACCGCTTATCAGGCAGGGGTCGCGCCGCCCGTGATGCGCTTAGTGATTTCAACGTTGGAGGGCGACATGACCGCTTCTCCGGGAGACTGGATCATCAAAGGCGTAAAAGGCGAATTCTACCCCTGCAAACCGGACATATTCGAGCAGACATATGATCCGGTAGAAAATAATGAAATGAGGGCGATTTAAAATATAAGTTAGAAGATAAAGGCGGTCAATTAATTAGAATTGATAAATGGTTTCCTTCTTCTAAAACTTGTAATAAATGTGGTCATATATATTCCGAACTACAATTATCAGAAAGAGAATGGGTATGTTCTTGCTGTGGGGCAATAATTGACAGAGATTACAATGCCGCTAAGAATATAAGAGATGAAGGAATAAGAATATTAGGATTAGCGGCGTAAAATAAATATAAACAACCGTAGGAACTACGGGGATAGCCTGTTGATACTGTGTACATAAGTATACTTGAGCAGGAAGCACCCACCTCTAAGCGTAGCGTAGGTGGTGTGTAGTTCACTGAATCCATATCTCGATTTTTCCGAAGCATTACAAAGACTGAAGAATGGTTGTAAGGTCGCACGTTCGGGATGGAACGGCAAGGGCATATTTGTTGAACTGCAGCGGCCGGACGAACACAGCAAGATGACCTCCCCGTACATCTTTATCGACACTACAGGACTGCAAACGACCAACCCCGATGCGCCCAAAAGCCGCGTGCCGTGGCTGGCTTCGCAGACAGACATGCTTGCCGAAGATTGGATTGTTGTAGAGTAAAGCAAAAGCCCCTCACTGCCTGTGGGGGGCTTCTCTTGCTATCTGATTTTCAATAGCCTTTTCCAAGAATCCTTTCATTGCGCCGTATCCCTGGCAGCAACTCCTTTCTAAATGATCCTTCATCGCCTTGTGCATCCTTGCAGTTATCCGTATTGTTGTTGTCTTTGGCAATTTAAATACCCCCCTCTGGATGTGATTACATGGAAAACACTGATTTAATACCAAAGATCGTTGACCTGGAGCTTTCCGGAACATCCTTGTCTAAGATTGCTGATAAGCTGGAAATAAGTGACTCAAGGCTGAGGACAATCCGCAAATCCACGGAATACGCGGAACATGCGGACAAGCAGTTAAAAAATCATAGCTTATCTTTAGCTAAAAAAGCTGAACTACTCAACGCCATCCATAGCGCAGCGGTAAATGGCAACGCACAGTCTCAGAAGCTGTTAGCCGGTATTGGTGGGCTTCTCGATAAAAAGGACGAAAGCGAAAACTTGTCAGAAATTGATGACACCTCCTTAATCCTTAGAGCTATTTGGGCGGGAACAGATAAGTTTGAACTTTACAAGAAAGATAAGAAATTCGCCAAGAAAACGCTGGAATTATTAACTAAGCTGAAAGAATTGGCGGGGGAATCATCCTAATCCCTCCTTTCCCGAAAATCACCCCTCACAGATAGTATATACCATCTATTATTCACTGTCAAGCGTTCTGCGCTGGACGTACTCATCCCAACGTTGATCAACCTCTTCTGGCGGGATCCCTTCGGCCACGCAGTACATTTCGCCGTATGCGTTGATTCGGTCGACATCGTATACGCTAACCATTGCCAGATCAAAAACGCAAGGATAGATAACGCGCCTCATTTTATTCTCCCTTTCTTAAACCCTCTCATGTAGGGAGGGCTTAACAAGGGGAGAAAGCCCATCCTTGGGCTTAGTTGCTCCCACAATAGTAGCAGTCATGCCCATTGCGGAGCGAAACACCGTCCTGATAATTTGGCGTTCCGCAATAGGGGCAAACATCTAAATGCCCCTCGGGATAACGAGCCGCGTCGTAGTGCAGGAACTGATCCTGCAATATTTTGACTTTACACGGACGGCCATCGCTATAGGCATATACTTCCGCTTTGTCGCAGAAGATTGCCGGATAGCCATTCGCAGACATCCCCGGCCTCTCGGTACCCTCAACAGGCACTGTGCATAAGAAACGCATGTTGTCCCTCCTTAATTGGTGCGAGCTAGCGCGCGCGCACCGATAATATTACCGTTGCCATCCCTGACCGCTTCATCGACGGTCAGAAGATCTTTCCGGTACTTGGCCGCATTAGCGACCAGGGACGAAACGACATAGAAGGTGTCCGGCTTCGGCGCAGGCAGCCCCTGCACTTCACCGAATTTGATTTCGTTGACGGGGAATACAACCCCATCAATTTCAACTGAATCAACCTGCTCGCGAGCCGTCGTGCATCTGGCAATGATGCCAGATGGCTTAATGGTGATGGCTTCCCCATCTGCCATCAAATTGATGGCATGGGGTGTGAGATTGATCAAACTAATCATCGGCTTTCTCCTCCATCATTTCGTACTGCATTTTTTCAAGCCGATCCAGAAGCGCGATGGCTTCATCAGCTCGGGAATCGCCGCCAAGCATCCCCATCTCGGTGATGAGCGCATCGGCGGCGGCAACAACTAGATCAAATTCTGCGGGCGTGAATTCGATTACTATCTTGCCACTCATTTTCGTCCCTCCAATTTCATTTTTCCCCCTCACACCACGCCACTGGGTCGGGGCTGAGCGTCACAGCCATGCCTCGTGGTTTGGGGGTTCTGTCCCAGTCAAGAGAGCCGTCTCCTGACTTCTACCACCAATCAACGGCTAATTTCGCCGCTTGGCAGACCGTGGCCAGATCCGCCCAGTCCGCTGCGGCTACTTTTCGGATGTGGGTGCGAGCGAACGCATTGGCGTATCGCTCCAACAACCCGCCGCCATAGTGGGACTTATATGTACTCGCCGAGATCCGCCCTGCGAGAGCGTCCTGGCGCGCCTTTTGACAAGCTGCGGCGTGCGCGTCGTGGCAACGAAGATACTCATCATTACCGATCCGCGCGTTATGTACCCTGTGACCCAACTCGTGAAGCAAGGTACACAGGATTAGATTTTTCGGGGTGGGGGCTACCCCGAGCATCCGCAAAACTTCTGTGTTTTTGGCCAACAGCTCCTTCCACTGGCACGAAGCCGTCACACGCTTCGCCTCATCTGCGAAACGCTCATTAATGCATATGACGTGCCCGGGAACGCCATCCATGACGTAGTATGCGGCGTTATACCGGTCTTCGGTGAGTATGCGCACCGAAACGCCAGTATGCTCCGCAAACTCCTGCACGATATGCGCTAACATTGTTCTCGCCTCCTCACGTCATTTTCTTTTTATTCCCCTCACACCGCCCGGCCAAGTCCGGCGCATTGCGCTACTGGCGGTTTGGGGGTTTTGCCTTGGTCAGGGGGCGCTCCGGCCCCGGAGATTCGGGAAGAGGAAAGGCCGTCCGTGGCCGCTTGTGCGCTTCCTTATATTCCGTCCCGACGGTCCTTCAAAAAACGAAGGATGTCGCCATCAATGCAAACATTGTCGGACTCGGCTTCCGTGCGGAACTGATCGGCGAGCAAGGAAAGTTCTTCATCGCTTTTCCCGGCGAGATCCGGCAGCTCGCTAAACCAATCCTCTGGGGCGCAGACGGACACGCCAGAATCGGAGACGTTCAGGTATTGATCCATCTCCTGCAAAAAGCACTCCATTTCCTCCAGGGCGGCTTTAGCATCGTCGGTGAGGCGGCCGTTGTGGTTGCCGCCGTCATAGGCGCAAGAATAGCCATCAAAAACACGCTGCACCATGTTCTGAAAGTCGACGTTTTCAAGGATTTCGGCAACTTGCTTGCCGGTGTAGTACGGGCTGATGTTGACACGATGGGCGCGGCCATGCCAGACGTTCATCGGGACGGCGTTACCGATTTCGGGGTTGGCTTCTGCGGTAATGGTTTTTTCTTCGGGGTCGATCTCGATGTGCGCGGGCTGCGGGTTGGTCTGGCCGCTATAACGCAAGTACAATGGGGCAAACTCTGCGCGGATTTCCTCGGCATTGGTTTTAATCATTTCTCTTTCCTCCTCTTATTTCGGCCTTTGCCGGGGATTGGGAACCCGGCTGCCGCATTAAGCCCTCCGTGGCTCCCTCTGCGATTTATCTAACTAACTCCCACGCTTGACTATCCTTATTCCACACCACACGCGATCCGTCCGCGAAGGTCACATACGATGTATGCGGATACTTTGCCAAGATTGGATCTTCTGCGGATTGGATATTATGCTGTTTGATATATTCTTCGGTTGCAGGTATAAAGGTTAACCAGTTCTCAGCCATTGTCATGCTCAACCCTCCTTTCGTCTACATCTTATCATATGATATTCTACTTGTCAAATAGTATTTACAGGATTTTAATTAGGCGATGTATTTATGCATTTGCCGATCATCATAATAAGCGCCGACATAATCACTGAATTTGCTTTTAACGATGCCCTTGCGCTCGGATTTACTACCGGAACGGAATTTCCCCGGCTGCGGCATGCCATTAACAACTTCAACCTCTTGTACCTGGATGCTTTTTTCAGTGGATTTCAAAACCTGAAACGCCCGATAAATACTGTTATCGGCGGGGCGGTTAAGTGTGAGTATGTCGCCGGTTGCAAATGGGTTGACAATCTCTGATTTCGCGTTTTCGGCTTTGACAATCTTAACGATTTCAGCATATGCGGCGGTTAAAACCATACCAGCCGCGCCGCCAGCCAGGATCTTATAGGTAAAGTTTATTTTGCCTTTGCTGACCACTTCGACTTGATCATGTCGTTTGATTTCAACAATGTAACCAACCTTGATGTTTTCCGGAGAAAATTTAATCCCGCCGCACTCATCAAGGCGGTTTAGCAAATAACCCTCTTTATCCATTGCAACTTCGATTAATTCAAGTTCGCGTTCAAGCCAGGAATTGATCTCATCGGCTGTTATGGGTTCGCCGTTGTATCGCGTGAGCGCTTCGCCGTTCTCGATGCGATATAATTGATCCTCGTAATGGATAACGTTCTTTTCGCGCTTTTTGATCTCTGTGCGAACCTCTTTAATGCGGCGATCAAGATACGCGACATCTTCAAACTTGCCTTGATCGGCAGTCTCGCGAGCGATTGCGGCGCGAGATCTGAAATAGTCACTTTTGCGGTATTCCTCGAAACCCTTGCGATATTGATTAAACATTCTTTCGCGGCGGTTCGCAAAGGCACGGCCAGAACTACTATTAATGTTCGGCTGTGTGAAAAAAGCAATGTCTCCGCGCATATCGCTAATAGGCTTCTGGAGAACTTGGGCGCGGCGCTCTGCGTTTGAAGCATACTCATCGTAACGGTCGGCGCGAGATTCGGCGCGTGCTGATTGCCGATTCTGCTGTTCGGCGAAGGAGATTCTCTCGCCTTCGCGCTGTTCCTCAGCGAATCCCAACTTGCGAGCGACTTCCTTTGCTCTCCAAAGGTTTGGCTCTTTTGCCCGACTGACCCAGCACTTACCGTAATTGCTCCAAAGAAATGCGCTTTTTAATTCGGCTTTTTGGGCTTCTGATAAGGCGTTATACTCGGATTTTTCAAAGTGTAGCTCGATCTTGGTGGTTTCGAGATTAAAGATGTAATGCTTCATTTTACTACCTCCCATATAATACTTAGCTTTAAATAGCACTTGCGGCGAAAAAAATGAATGTGAGAGCCAATCCGATACTGATTCCGCAGATCCAATGATCAACATCTGTGTTAAGGATCTCCATAATGCGCCTCAATGCCATCCCTCCTTCCAATTTATCCTTTATCCAGCGCACCATATAGATGCGCTGACTACAGGGTAAATTACTTTTGATTAATCATTTTCCGCATGATGTGCTTCATTGCCTTTTTGAGATCGTCTTCGGTGGGATTATCAAATACGAATTTTCCTGCAAACTGAGGGAAAGTATGGATTAGCCGCATGAAGGTTTGGGTGCTCTCTCCAGCGCGAGCATACTCGAATTGCTCTGTGTATTCATTCCATACTATAGCAGTTCCGTCCGTAAAGTAAACCTTGGGTTGGATGTCGTCATCGAAGGTTTTCGCATCGAATAACCATTCGTTTTCTCTAAAGCCAACATCTTCCCATATAGCGTCATAAGATTTTTCGTTGGTGCGCTCAACATATTCCCGAACAGCGATCATAAACTTCTCAGCCATTGTCATTTTTCATTTCCTCCTTCTTGGCCGGGATTGTGACCGGCCCTCCGCATTACCGGGGATTGCTCCCCGTCACTCTGCGCTTAGAATTTGGTATTGTTTAACGTAACTTCCACCATGCTCAAAACGTTCTTTTCCTCTTGGTATTTTCCCGGACTCACCACGTTCAATTTCAGATCGGTTTCCAGTAAGCGCTTTCTTGACTCCAGAATCTTTCTAAGAGCGTTTACGGTTCTTGTACTAATTAATTCATGCTCGCCTACCGTTACTCCATTGAATCCTACGTTCTCAGTGTACCCCCACACTTTTATGTGTAGCGCACAATCTATATGAGTTCTCATGAAAATTCTTTCGGCCTTTGTCATTCGTCGTTCCCCCCACAAGTTTTATCTCTCGTCTACATATTACTACAGCATATTGCAGATGTCAACTACTATTTCATAAAATGTTTTTGGTAAATTTCGCCGCTGCGAATTGCCATATTAAATGGAAGGGAAAATACCTGGAGAGAATGCCAGGAGAGAAAGAATCTATAGAGAGTCAGAAGGAGAGAGATTACATGAGAGGGAGATCATTACTAGAGATCATTTGGTGGATCTTCTTTGGAGTGTTAATGCTGTTACTGATTGTCTTAAGTGTGAGCGTTATCATATATTTAGCTGAGTGCATTAGATGTAATCAGTTCGTATGATAGGAGAGTATTAAGGATTACTTAATGGTTGAGAAAATCAACACTGTGTTGGGCAAGATACGATGTGTTTAATAATTATGGTTGTGTTGGGTGGTTGGCCTTGTCAAGTATTTACCTGCCCAATTTTCGGCACCCTCCCCAAACCCTTGTCATTACTGCATTCCATCAATAATATGTAACTAGTTACCTAAGCCTTCTAGCTGGTCTTTGTTTACAATACATAATAATGACACTCAAACAGTTTGTAGCAGGGGTTTTAAAGACAGTCAATAAGCCCACTCATTTCAAGTGTTTGCTTAGTTTTCCACAGCTATGGTTGTGTTTCGCTGCTGATTGGCCTCATTTCCTATTAGGATATGGGCTGATAGAGAGGGTTTTACTGGTTGACTGCCAGGATATAATAGGAAGCTTTTTCGGCTGGGGGGTAGGGGGGGTAGAGGCTCCGAACCCCGGTATCTATGATATTACTAGTCACCCCCTATACCCGACACCGAAATATCCGAGTTCCAATAGCTGGAAACCATAGTCACCCCCTATACCCGCCCTTAAAATATCCGGAATACAGTGATTCCCAACAGCACAGCTTTATGCTGTGTTTTTTATTGGAGGTAACATGATCGACTTACTACAAGGAGACTGTATCGAAGTCATGCGAACACTGCCGGAGTGCAGCATTGATGCAGTTGTCACTGATCCACCTTACGAACTAGGATTTATGGGAAAATCATGGGACAAAAGCGGAATTGCCTATAGCATTGAATTATGGCGGGAGGTTTTGCGCGTCCTGAAACCGGGCGGCCATATGCTGGCATTTGGCGGGACACGCACCTATCACCGGATGGCCTGCGCTATCGAGGATGCCGGGATGGAGATCCGGGATCAGTTGCAATGGCTCTATGGCAGCGGATTTCCCAAGTCGCTGAATGTGTCTAAGGCCATAGATAAGGTGCTGGGCGCGGAGCGGGAGATCATAGGGACAAGAAAATACAGGAAAAGCGGCCAGGCAGGATACATGAGCGATGATGAAAATCAAAGCGGCGGGGAATACAAGGCCGAGAACTCGATCACACTTCCCGCCACTCCTGAGGCCGAGCAATGGGACGGCTGGGGAACAGCACTCAAGCCCGCCAACGAACCGATCTGTCTTGCGCGAAAGCCGCTGTCAGAAAAAACAGTGGCCGCCAATGTGCTAAAATGGGGAACCGGAGCGATCAATGTGGAGGGATGCAGGATTGGGACGGAAACAATCAAGACGCATGGCGGCGCTAAGTTTCCCAATGTTTACGGAGTTTACAAGGAGTGCCAAGAAAGCTATCACGCAGGGCGATTCCCCGCCAACATCCTGCTGGACGAATCAGCGGCGGCGATGCTGGATGAACAGAGCGGGGAAAGTAAAAGTAATGGACGGTTGCGGCATAACAACAACGTCAAAAATCGGCCTAACTTTAATTGTTATGGGGGATACGGCGATAGCATAACCAAGGGATATAGCGATTGCGGCGGCGCGTCACGGTTTTTTTATGTTGCTAAGGCATCCGGAAAAGAGCGCGGCGCAGGGAATAACCATCCAACAGTCAAGCCGATCAGGCTGATGCGCTATCTATGCCGGTTGATCACGCCACCAGGTGGCACAGTCCTGGATCCTTTTGCCGGGAGCGGGACAACCTTACTGGCTGGATTGATGGAGAATTTCAGGGCAATGGGAATTGAAAAGGAACGGGAATACTGTGATATTATTCACAAAAGAATCAACGAATACAGAGAAAGAAACAGTGGATCTGATGAATTCCCTATATTGTGGGATGACTGGCCTTCTCATCTTGAACCTCCAACCGAAGAAGATATTCTTGCCGAACTTGACAAAAGAGCATAATTTGCTAGGGACATTAATGCCCTTACCAAAATAAAAAGGGGATGCAGGAATGCAGATTAACATACTCGGCACTCCATACGAGATTATAATCTCAAACAAAAAAGAGCACCCCGCGCTCAATTCTTGCGATGGATACTGTGACAACTCAACAAAGAAATGCATCGTATATGATTGCAAGGATACCGATTCACGATATGCAGTAGAAAATTTAAGCGAATCAATAAACAGGGTAATGCGCCATGAGTTAGTCCATGCCTTTTTATTTGAAAGCGGATTACATAATGATAGCTGGGCGGCCAATGAAGCGGCGGTTGATTGGATTGCAAATCAATTCCCGAAAATATTAAAAGCATTTCAAGAAGCAGGATGCATATAACACTTTACACCAAATAGCATTTATGGTATAATGGGAACAGATGTTCGATTGAGGAGTGGTGAAATGAAGCTGCTCGATTTATACTGTAAAGCTGGCGGCGCGGGATGCGGATACAATCAAGCAGGTTTTGAGGTTGTCGGAGTTGACATTGAACCGCAGCCAAACTATCCATTCAAGTTTATCCAGGCAGACGCAATCGAATTTCTCAAGACTGCTGATTTATCTGAATATGATGTAATTCACGCTTCCCCGCCATGCCAAGCACATAGCAGAGCAAAGGCGTTGTCTATAGCTAGAAACGGTGGCAAATACGGCGATCATCTTGAATTTATTGCTCAGACAAGGGAATTGCTCAAGGCAACAGGAAAGCCTTACATAATTGAAAACGTTGTTGGCGCACCCCTTATTAATCCCATATCTCTTAGCGGAACGCAATTTGACAACATATACACTCAGCGAAAAAGGCTTTTTGAAAGCAATATCCCTTTGCGCGAACCTGAAAACAAGCCCCAAAGAAGAAAAACACCCCCTGCGGGATGGGGGGTCGGCGATGATGGTTTCATTTCAATCTGCGGAAGCGGCGGGGTTAGCGGCATGAATCAAAAGCAAATTACCCTTTATTGGGGTTTTGCGATGGGCGGCATTGATTGGATGTCAAGAGAAGAACTGGCTGAAGCAATCCCCCCATGCTATACAAACTTCATCGGTGAACAACTTATTGATTACCTTAAGGCAGATCGGGAAAAAGCCGTCTAAGTGCCGCTAAAAAGAGGGCATCCCCTTACAGGACACCCCCTTTGACCGATAGGAGCATAAACGCTCCCATTGGTATTATATCATAGGAGGTAAACAATGAATAGGCAAGAGATAATCGATAAGTGGAATGGGATGAATGTTCATGCGAGATATTCCTGGGTGGAAGAAACCTGCGGCGCGATATCACCTATAGCGTTAATACTAGCATCGATGTGTGATGACGGCATAGAGTGCGTAATAATCCCGGAACGAATAAACGGCATCAGGCATTATAAAACGGCTCAGCTCGAAGTTGAAAATGAACAAGTGCGGGTTATTCCCTTAACCGATCCCCAAGAAACTCTCCCGCAAGCTATATACCTCGCTTACCTAATACATAAACTTGAAGCGGAGGACAAGCCAAGAGCAGAAAACTTATCGAAGCCTGCGATCATTGCGGGAAACAAGAATCAAGCGAGATGCGCCCCTTTGAAACCTTACATTCAGGTAGTAAAATGAGCATTTGGCTGCCACACCAAGGCACACGCTACCTTCTTTGTGACAAGTGCGGAGCTGACCTATTAAAGCGTCAATCGGGAGTAAAAGAGGTAGAAGCATTAAAACAGATCAGGCTTGACTTCATTGCTGAATGTCAAAATAATATTTGTTGACAACTATTTACCAAATAGCATATAATCATATTAGGAGGTGATTATATGCGTCAGCGTGTAGTATGTTCGGTAATCTCAGAGGATGAAATGGAACGCGCATATAAAGCATGTGACCGTTTCCCCGATGCTTTGGTAAGATGCCGAAACAAGGCTATGCTCAGATTCGCAGAAACAACTGCCTTAAGGCGTACTGAACTAAGAACAATCAAGGCAACAGACTTCAACTGGAAAGCCGGTTACTTCACAGTCATAGGCAAGGGTGACAAATACGCCGAACTTCCCTTCCCTAAAGACGATCCACTAATCCTAAAATGGGCAAAGTATCGCCCTGACTCAGAATGGTTCTTTTGCACTGAAAACGGCGATCAGCTCACCAATAGAGCAATGCAAGCTATCATTGAAACAATTCGCAAACACGCCAAATTAAACAATCGCTTAAGATGGCATAACATACGCAGAACAACTGCAACAAACCTCGTTGACAATGGAGTACCATTGCCGGTCGTCAGGGACTTGCTCAGACACGCAAGTTTAGCAACAACCGACAGGTACCTATCTTCGCATAATTGGCAGCAGATCGGCAAATATCTTTCCGGTAACAAGGATGATCAATCACTCAAAGCGTTACTCCAGAAGACACTTTTGGAGAACGAACGCTTAAAGCAGCAGCTTGAGGAACAATCTAAGGTATACTACAGATAGCAGGACTTTCACAACATTGTTAACATTGTTAAACGGGAGGTAGATGGATGAATCGCAATCCTAAAGCGGATTTGGAGATGTGTGAGAGGGCGACACCGGGGCCGTGGAGCGCGGAGGAAACAAACGCGCTCAGCATTGTCGCCGGAAAAGTGGAATACACCAACGGCAAAATGACTTGCGGAGGGTTTATCGCGGATATTGATGAGGACAACAACGAAAACGCAGAAGCGGATGCTCGACTCCTCGCCGAATCCCGCGAAGCCCTGCCGTATTGGATCAAGAGGGCAATGCAAGCGGAAGGAATGCTTGTGAAATGTTCAGATCTAGTTGCTTGTTATTGCGCCCGGGAATGCAATGCGCCGCCTGCGGAATGCGAAGGGTGTGACTACAACAAAATCAAGGCGAAGATCAATGAGGTCGTTTACTCAAACGGCACCGAACTATGCGACAAATAATCATATAGCCGCTTAAAGCGGCTTTTTTGTTGGTGATAATCATGTTAGAACTAATCGAACTACAGCGAAGGCAAAAGGAAGAAAAGCTAAGATACTTTGTACCAAACCCTGGCCCACAGCGTGAATTCTTAGCTGATCGACACAGAATCTTAGCCTTCTTCGGAGGAAACCGAACAGGTAAAACGGTTGGCGGTTCCCTCCGAGATATAGGGTTTGCACTAGGCAAAGATGGTGAAAAGTATTATCAAAACCTTCCCGCAGAAGTGCGGGATTTATTTATGTCCATTCAAGCTCCGACCAAAGGATGGATATGCGGCGAATCTGCTAAGACCTTGCGCGAAGTTGTTGTACCAGAATTTTTCAAGTGGATGCCAAAGAATGAAATCAAAAAAGTCATTCGCGGCGTGCAGGACACTATAGACAAAGTAATTCTAGTCAATGGATCAGAGATTAACTTCATGTCATATGAAATGGGCAGAGATAAATTTCAAGGTGCTTCACTTGACTGGATCCACTTTGACGAAGAACCGCCCGAAGATATATTCACAGAATGTCGCATGAGGGTTCTTGACAGGGCGGGGTGGATCTGGTTCACAATGACTCCGCTAAAAGGATTAACCTTCACCTATGCGATCTTTGTGGAAGGCAATTACAACGGCAACAAGATGCCTGAATACCTTGTTAATTTTCACATTGCGTCATGGAGCGACAACCCTCACTTACCTAAGAGCGCAATAGCAGAACTTGAAGCAACCATTTCCGAATCTGAATTAGCTGCAAGGCGAGACGGATTCTTTCTTTCAAGGAGCGGACTGGTCTATAGTGAATGGGTTGATAATATCAATGGCGGCAATGTAATTCACTTCAGAGACATACCGGAATGGGGCAGAGTCATTTGCGCTATTGACCCTGGCATTGCAGATCCGTTTGCTGTATTGTGGGCGTATGTTGAACCTGCGCGCGGACACTTAATTCTGTTTGATGAATACTACATCAAAGACAAGCCGATTGACTATCATGCTTCTGTGATCAAGGAGCGTAACATTCGTTTCCAGAATGTAAGATACCTCATTGACCCTTCGGCAACAAAAAGAAACCCCAAAGATCTATCATCAATCCATACCGAACTAGCGCGTGAAGGAATCCATTGCGGACTCGCTGACAACTCTATTGATTCAGGCATCACAAAGGTTAAGGCCAGAATGAAATCTGCTGACGGTATAAGATCACTGTTTGTCATGGAAGGCACCTGCCCGATCTTTAGATCAGAGATTAAACGGTATGAATGGCAGCGCAAGCGCGATGATCGCAACGTTCACGATAAACCCAAAGACGTAAATAACCACCTAATGGACTGCTTACGGTATATTGTTGCTTCTCACCCCTCTCCACTACCGGCACCTGAAAAAGAAACCCCGCCCCCCAATCATCCATTTTGGGCAGCGGAGTATGAAGAAATAACCAAAGGGCAAAAGGTATTTGATCCGGTTACGGACATGTTTTAAATATCTTGTCCCACCCCTCAAAATTTTTCCCGACAACGAACAAGAGGAATTCGGTTTCAACCTCAATTTTACGGTCTGTGATTGCAACCACCCTAGGAAATACCTTGAATGGCCAATCATCGGATTCGTAAAGACCAATGTACTTATCTATGTCCAATTTGTTCTCCGTTTGCACTTCTAAGCAGAAATAATAGCGGAATCCGTCCTTTTCGTAAACACAGAACGCATCGGCGCGTAAATTTGAAGCCCTGTATTCGCTCACAAACGTTTTAATTTGACCACCCAAGGTGATTAGCCTTAGATAAAATTCTGAACGCAATATGCGGTGTTCTAACTGCTTGATTCCTTTAAGGTGATATATGTATTGATTTGAATAGGGTTCCCGACTTCTCGCTATGTACGGTTCCTTGATTATATTAAGCAATCGCTTGTTTGCAAGAGAAGTAGAGTATTTAACGTTGCTAAAGAAAAGTGCTTCAACTTGTTTTCTGGTGATCGCGCCAAAGTCTTCAATGAATCTTATAATTTGCTTATCCCTTTTAGTCAACACTTTTCAACACCCCTGTTATTCTTTGCTTCCGGAATTTGCTTGCGGTTATAGGGCGCGATCAGTCTTCGCGCCTTAATATCAGGCAAGAACATTACCTGCACCTCCTTGTCTTTAGACCCTTGCTGATAGATTGCGCGACCCGGTATTTCAATATCAGCCGCTTTATCGTTGTCCAGCAAGATCCTTGAATTGACTTGATTCTTTACGGCGAACGCTAACACTGATTGAGTGTTTGCCTTGATCAATCCCGGCACTGTTTCAGCAGAAGGTCTTTGGGTGCAGACAATAAAGTAAATCCCGACCGCGCGACAGACCCTTAACAGCTTATCAACCTTTGCTTGGATCTCTTTGTTTTCCCTGAGATTGGCATACTCATCGATGATCACTAAATGATAATCCATTTTACCCTTTTTGTTGTATTCAGTAACATTGACCACATTAGCTTTACTCAGCTTCTTGTAGCGTTCTTCGGTGAGATATTCAAGGTATTTGAACAGCTTCATCGCTTCGGATTCATTCTTGGCGAATCCGGCCACATGTTCAACCCTTTTAAACATCTCAAACTCAACACCATTCTTTAAGTCAACAAGGTAAAGCTGTAAATCGCTAGGGCTTTTAGTCAATATGAGATTAACAATAGCTTGCCTAAGAAACACTGACTTTCCGGAACCGGGATAACCTCCCACAAGCAGAGCGGAAACCTGATCGCTAAACGTTAAGGTGTGCAACCCTTCATAGCCATAACCAATAGGGATCTCAACCGGATTCTTTGTTTCGATGACTTCATAATCGTATTTACTCATGAGCTTGTTTTCAAGGATCTTCATTCTGATGGTTCCATTCTCGTATCGCGTTTCAACGTGCGCTCCTAATCCCTCTGACAATCTTTGCTCGTTCTTCTTAAAATCCTCAGAGCATATGCCGGGAGGAAGTGTCATGACATACTCCTTACCGTTTTCAAGTACATGTTCATCGAATATTCTAGGGAACCAATCCTTATCATCGTCTTGGAAGTATAGCTTCAAGGACTTAAACAAAGTCTTTATCTTCCAGCGCGGATCAGGCGCAAAATGATATGCAATCATTCCCACGGCGGCGTATGAAAACCACCTCCAGAACGGATCCCTACTCATCACTTCAGCCATGATCCCAAAGATCAATGTTATCATGCCGATTACCCCTGGAGTCTCCATAGGCTCGACACGCTTTGCCATATTGTCCCCTCCCTTGGTGCATATTCCCTCTCGTGGAAACTATGCCCACGCCGACCCACTCTCTCACTTTCTACATTCCTGCCGACACGGAAGATGCTACCCTGAACGGGCGAAGCGTAAAATCTCATTACTTCAGTCCTCACCCCTTCACAGTCAACCCATTGATAGGTTAACTAATACGTCAACTTATACGTCAGTATATGTTGAAACTTACAGACGTGTTAATAGTAAAATTTGCCTTGACTATTTGACAAATAGTGTAGTATAATATTAACAAAGTTGTGAAACAGGAGGTAAAAGGCATGACTCGAAAAGAAATACAAGAAGCAATCAAATCAACCAAGGACTTCCTTAAAGATGCTGAAGATTATTTATCAGCCGGTAAAGAAAAAGAAGTCTATGATTCGCTCATTAATGCCGTCAATTGTCTTGATGGACTTTTGTGTTATGGAGGTGAATGAATGAAAATCAACCGAATAGTATCAGACTCAGGCAGAAGTGAATGCAGGTTTGTTTTTGGCGATAACACTTATTCCTTTCCTGCAGCCGTTGGAAGCGGCAAAGAGTTTCGCATGCCCGACCTCGAAGGCGGCATTGATTCCCTCGCGATCAAGTATGACGGGCGCGAATACCTGATCGGTGAATTAGCACTCAATGAAGATCGTTTTAACCGGCAAGTCAGGGTAAGAGATAAAACAAGCGATCCTCACACAAGAGTACAGCTCGCCGCAGGCACCGCTTTTATTCTCGCTGAACACAACATGAACGACTGGGAAGGCCGAGCAGTAGTCAATTACAACATACGCGACTTCTCAAAAAACAAGGTGAAGTTCCAGCAAGACCTTTTACGCGCATATGAAGTAAGGATCACCAGGGGAAAGCATACTGGCAAAACAATCCGCTTCAAGTTTACAGATGTGCGCGTCCTGCCCGAAGGTGTTGGCGCAATGTACTCAGCAGTATATGATCCGAATACGCTTGAAATAGTTCGGCCTGATCTTGCTAAAGATAACGTAGCAGTAATTGACATCGGCAGCCAGACCTGTAACATTGCTTATTTCAAGGGGTTAAGATTCATTGAAGAATTTTCGGGTGCATGGGACTTAGGAATGCACGTTGCTGAGATTGAAATGCTTAACTTCCTCAATGACGCATACGACTACGAACCCAACATCGCTGAATTGAAAGACATCTTCGAGAAAAAGAGCATTCGCATCGGTGACATGACACATTTAATCGCTCCGGAAGCGTCCGAGATTCTGAGAAAACACGCTGGCAAGATCATTGACCAAATCTCAGCGTTAATCCCTGAAGCTGACAGAAAACAAGTCAATCATGTTTTAGTCAGCGGTGGAGGTTCCGTCTTAGTTCCGTATCTCAAACCCGCCTTTTATACCAATGACATTCAAGGACTTCACCAAAGCCGTTGGGCAAATTGCTTCGGACAGGAGATTATGGCGAAGATGAAAGATGCCTAATTATATTCGAAAGAACATCGTGTGGGATTCCGATTCTGACGCTTACATGAATGAATTCCTAGAAGAAACCGAAAGGCAAGGAATCCCCTTCTCTGAAGCGATACGCCGATTGGTGAAGGATAGAGGTAAAGGGCAAAGGGATGCGGAGTATGAGGAACGGATTGCAAGACTCGAAAGAATGATCGGCGAATACCAACATAATGTACAGACTACGCAATTTGTACAAACACAAGTGGAAGACAAAGAGAAAGAAAAGATCAACAAAGCTGCGAAAGAAACACTTAATGACTTTTGGTGAGATTAACTTCTCACCTTTTTTATTGGAGGAATCTCAATGACAATACTTGCTTCATTGTGCATCCTGCTGATTCTGATATTAGCGGGTGCATTTTTCTTTGTCCTGTTTTACGGTCTAAGGTTGATCAAAGACCTGCTCAACAGGATTCAGGCACCTACTTTTACAGACTACACCAAAACCGCAGATGTAAGAGAAAAGGTTATCGAAAACCGTGTACCTGTCCTTTGCGATGGCATGGGCGAAATAACACCATTAATTCCAAACAAGAGGTGATACGATGATTGTTAACTTTGTTTTAGAGATGGCTTTATCAATAATGCTTGGGGCAATCGGCCTTTACTTTCTTTTCACAGGTGAAGTGATTAACGGCTGTATCATTATTGGATTAGCGTTAAACGCTTGGAACACTTGCCCCAAATACAATCTTACTATCGAAAAGGAGGATGGCTGATGGGAAAAGATTTTGGAGTAATACCCGCCGCTCGAATACCGGCATATGACTCAACTTGGGATACAGTTAAACCTCATGGGATAAGCAAAGCGGGAGCGGTCGGTAGAAAGACCGTATCAACGACCGCAGCAGAATTATTCGCAGGTGCGTCAAGACTTGCCAACAGGAAAATGATAATCATTCAAGTGTTAAAAGCTGAAACAAGCCCCATTTATATTTCAATCGGGCAATCAGGGGTAACAACCGCTACAGGATTTCCCCTAGACCCCGGAGTTATTATGACCCTGAACTTTGATTCTGCAACATCTTCGATCCCCATTTATGCAATTGCCACTGCCGATGTTTCCGTTTCGGTTATGGAGGTAGTGTAAAACAAGAAGATCGTAAGGAGGTGAATGGATGAAATCAGATGCAAGTACCCTTATTGAAGAAAAGTTTTCCGAAGCCGATATAACTTCTCGAATCAACGAATGGGAAGATAACCGCGCTTTTATCAAGGGCAAACAGTGGGCAGTAAGGTATGACGGCAGAATACTTGACTTGAAGCCGGGAACACAAACAAGATGGGGAACAGTCCCTTCACATACTGAGATGGTAACAGACAACCGAATCTTCCCGATCTACCGTACCGAGAAAGCTAAACTTGAAAAGAATAAGCCTGTTCCTGAAGTCAAAGCATCCTCCCAAGATGAAGAAGATATTAACGCCGCCAAAGCCTGTTCCCAACTTCTTGAACATTACGAGTATGATCTTTCTTTACCTATGCAACGGAAGCACATGTATGATTGGCTCGTAACCGTTGGCACAGGTGTTCTAGGAGTGTTTTGGAATCCCAACAAAGATGGATGGGTTCCCGATGTAGAATCAAGTCAGATGTTAAATGGCAGGGGAATAGGCGATGTTGAAGTGATGTCAATTCCGACTCCACAGATGCGCCCTGACCCCTCCGCTTTAACCCCTGAAGAAATGAAATGGTGTGGCAGGGAATGGGCGATGAGTGCAACAGAAGTCTTTGATCGATGGGGCATTGAGATTAAACCCGAAAACACAGTTTCACTCCTTGAAGGATTCAACACATTTGAACCCCAAAACGACATCAAGGGTTTTGTGAAGATCAAGGAATTATGGATGCTCCCTTACAAGGATTACCCACAAGGAAGGTATATCGTTAAAGCTGGAGATACAATCGTTTATGACAATGTTAACCCCACCTGCACTCAGAAGAATCCGCATGGATTTATACCATATGTGTTTTTCAGACACGTAACGATCCCGGGTGACTTTTGGGGCATGTCAATCGTTGGTCAGATCATTCCTTTGCAGAAGGTTCATAACAGAACCCTATCGAGAATGATCGAGAACAATCGCAGGTTAGGTTATCCTCCCTTAATGATTGAAGAAGGCACAATAGATATTAAGCGGATCACAGGTAGACCGGGCGAAGTCCTTGAGTATAAACCCGGATTCAAACCTCCAACCGTGCCGACTTTCCCACAACCTCCACCTTCTGAAACCTTCATTCTTGAGCAGACATCCGTTGCAATGAGTGACATTTCTGCACAACATGAAGTGTCCAAGGGGCAGACCCCTCCAGGAGTCCGAGCCGCCGCCGCTATTCAAATGCTTCAGGAACAAGATGATTCCCAAATTGCTCCCACAGCTTCTAATATAGCTTATGGCATGGTGGAAGTGTGGAAAATGATCTTGCATTATTGCGCGGCCAACTACCTTGAGAAACGCGCAATAAAGGTAATCGGCAGAAACAATCAAGTACAGGTAAGAGATTTTATGGCGAATGATATTCGCTCCTATGATGTCAGGGTAAAGCCTGGTACTGAGATGGCGAAGTCACCTGCGCTTGTCAGACAGCAAGTCATGGAACTTGCTGGGATAGGATTCTACAGCGACAAATTTGATCCGGTCATGAGGACGATCCTTTCCAAACAGCTTGATATTATCGAACCGGAACAAGCATACGATTCCGCGTATATCGTGATGAACGCAGCACAAGAAGAAAATAGACAAATGGACAACATGATTCCGGTTGAAGTTAAGTACTACGAGGAACACAAGATCCATAAAAGAGAACACAGAAACATCATGGACAGGGCGGAGTTTAAAGGTAAGCCTGAAGAAGTCCAGCAGATATTCCTTCAACACTATCAGGATCATTGCATCTATGAGCCAGACCCTTATTTTGAAGTCTTTAAGTGGCATATGCAAGTACAGCAAATATCCGAACAAAACAAAATGCTTGAACAGCAGGGGAAACCGCCTATGCAGATTCCTCCGCGCCCCGGTATGCCACCGCCGCAGGAACCGCCGCCTAAGATGATGGGGGCAAAACCTCCTATCGAAGCGGAACAAGTTCCACCCTCAATGTAAGCAAAGGCATTAGCCTTTACTGAACGCCAAACCAAGGCGTATTTTTTATGCCCAAAAACGGGCGAAGGAGAGATATTTATGACCGATGGAATTACCCCTAATGTTGAACCAAACGTTGAACCGACTCAGCAACAGACTCAAGTTCCGCAAACCCCGCAGGAACCCCAAGGCATCAAAATCAAGTATGCCGGACAAGAAGAAGTCATTCCCTATGATCACCCCGATTTACCATCTTTGATCCAAAAAGGCAAGGACTACGAGAACTTGACCACGACCTATGCGCCAATGAAAGACTTTGTTAAGAAGTATGGCGCAAACGCGGTCGAGGTTGCCGTGGCCGCTTTGCAAGAAGCGGAAAGGCAGCAGATGGAAACCGATCAGTATCAGCAGCCGTACAGCGATCCCGTTGCAAAACAGGCATTGGCTCTTGCTAATTCGTTGGCAGTGCAAATGTCCAAACAAAACGTTCAAGCTGCACAGCAACGGTTATACAACAAGTTTCCTGATGCGCAAAAAGAGGATTGGAATAAAGTTTCTTCTTACATGGCCAAACGCGGTTATGCTCCGGAAGAAATCGAAAGCGGCTGGGGTGCTTATCTTGCTGAAACCAAAGGCTTGGATGCGCTTGAACAACTGGCGATCCAAAAGTATAATGCCGAAGCCGCTAAACGATCCGCTTTACCTTCGCCGATTGGATCAAGTCAAACCCCCTCTAATCTACCCGCAGACAAACCCGTAACAGAAGAATCAATTCTTGAATACCTCAATGCTACTAAAGGATAAGGAGATGATCCCGCATGGGAAATTATGAAGCGTCTTGGCAAACCGGAACTGCCATCGAGGGTCTGATGAAGACTCAGTTTGAACCGGATATTAAGAAATACTTTGAGAATGAATTTTGGGCATGGAAAACCTTTGGCAAAGATAGTAAGGGCATTTTGATGGGCAAGGGACGTATCACCAACAAGAACAAGAAGAATGAATCTTATAAAACCCTTGCCGCGTACAACTCACCCCTTCCGACCTCCGGACAACCGTCGTTCGGCGGGTTCGAGTTCGAAACCAAACGTTCGGTATCCGCGATGAAGGTCTATTATGATCTTGTGGAAGCTACAAGCGAGGGCGCGGAATCTTTGGCCAGTTATCTTTCAACTCAGTGGAACGACACCAAAGAAACCCTTTTGTTCCATGTCAACCGTCAGGTTTACGGTGATCATACCGGAAAACTGTGCAAATGCGCCGCCGCAGCCGAAACCGTTGCGGGGACAACCCACAAACAGAAAGTAGATACTACCAAGTTCCTGCGCATTGGTATGGATATTGATATTCATAACGTCGGTGGAACCCGTAGTGTTGTAATCTCTGCCATTGATGAAGATATCAACTACTTCTATTTTACCGCAGAAGATTTGCCGACCACAGTCGCAAATGATGTCATTACTCTCGATGGACAGAAGGATGCCGAGGTCGAAGGCTTTATGTCTCTTGTTGGAAGTAAGACCAATACCGTCTTTGGCATTGACCGCACCGCCGTTGGCAATGAGTGGTTCAAGCCGCTTATTTATGACAAGGCCACTAAAGCATTAACCTACAACGACTACAAGAAAGCGACCGACACCATGAAAGCGCGTAGCGGTAAGTTCACTCATCTTATCACTACTCCGGAAGTGCGCAGAGCGTATGCGGCGATCTTCCTGCCCGATATGCGCTGGAACAATCCGGGCGGCGCGTTGCCGACCGGGTACGGTTCTGTCACCATTGACGGTCAAGAGTTCAACGTAGATCACTATTGCCCGGATGGTACTTTGTTTGGAGTTGACAAAGCGACCTTCAAAGTCAAGCACACCGGAGAGCCGCATTGGATGAAACTCAAAGACAGTGCTATTCTCGAACGCTCCACCGATGGAACCGCCTCTTACGATGCCTACATGACCTATCGTTGGCAGTTCATTTGCGATGAACCGCGCAAGAACTTCGCCATTCTCAACATCGATACTTCTGCCGTAGCTTAATAGGGAGGGGGCAACCCCTCCTTTCTTTTGGAGGTGCTTAAATGATTACAAATAAAAACATTGCCGATGAAGCAAAGGTTAGGTACTTGCAGGTAAGCATTGCGGCATTAACCGCGGGGAACGACAAGGCCGCAACAAGGTTAATGCCACTACCCAAATGCAGAATCACCGAGGTCCTAATTATGGCAGATGGTGATGACGCGGGGATTGATGCTGCGAACACAAGCGTGTGGGTGGTAAAGAGTGGCACCAATACGGTTGCAACCAAGACCTTTAACAACACAGTAACTTTTCCGGACGCGGGGAAAACCACTACATTGACGCTTGATGCCACTAAGGACGAATTAGCGGATGGCACAATCTTAACTTATGCTATCACCAATGGCGCAACCGCCGCAACGCCTGCAACAATCATGCGAATTGCATATGTTCCTATGGATGGAAGGGAGTAATTCTCCCTTCCCCTTTTTGAGGTGATAATATGCTGATTCCTATCGAAGATAATGTATACGATATGCCCCAAAGGTTAAAAGAATATGAACCTACACTAAGTCTTTTCTTTGAAACCGATTCACAAGAATTTCAGGTATGGCAAATTAAAGATCATATTCCACAATGGGTATGTTCTACGCCAAACACGCCAGATGATAGCTTGCTGAAGTACCTTAGAGCATCGGACAATCACAGGATTCCGTTTAGTGAGTACATGAGAAAGATTTATGACGATGACGAAAAGACGGAAAGAGAAAGGCAGAAGCGCAAAGCGGAATCAACCGCCGAATTAAAGGATGGCATTTTATCTGAATTAAGGCGGGTGATAACATGAATTTCCAAGATATAAAGATTCGCGCCCAGAAAGACTTCTTATGGGATGACAACACAGCCACAACCGATAAACTTAACCGGACAATTAATGAGGGATTGCGAAGGTTCGTTCGTGAAACCCTTTGCTTACACGATGTATCTACTTTAATGACCGTAGCGGGTACAGCCGCTTATTCTCTTCCTGCCGATTCCCTGAACCCTCCCTATGTTCATCAAGTGATATGGGATAAGTATGTTTTATATCCTATGAGTTACCTTGAAACAAGGGACTTGAAGTCCTATTTGCACACTTCAGGATCTCCCACAAGCTTTTATTTTAACAACGGTCAAATATGCCTATATCCTGTTCCGGACTCAGCCAAAGAGTTGAAGATTGTATATTACAAGAAACCTGCCGAATTGTCAGCAGATGATGATGTGCCGGAAATTCCGGAAGAATTCCATGAAGCTTTAGCTAATTACGCCGCTTATCAGATCATGAGATCGGACAGGGGCGCACTCACTGAAACTATGACCGCCGCCGACTTCCACGAACGCGAATTCAATGAAGCTGTCAGAAGATGTCGTGCGGCGATGTGGCACAACCAAAATGACATATTGGATGTGATCGGATGAAGCTAATTGAAATCAAGAAGTTTGGTGGCTTGAATGTGGCTGACGATCCTTCCAATCTCAAAGAGGGCGAATTTGTTGAACTAAAGAATTGGCGTTCGTATTCAGACGGCAATCGCTTATCCTTGACGACACGACCTGGGCGCAGGAGAATAAATGACACTTGGGGAGAAGGCAAAGTCAGATCAATAACAGGAAGTACAATCAGCTCTATTCCTTATCTATTTGTTGCTCACGGGACGAAGTGGAAGAAGGTAACTACTTCGGGTGTAGCTACCGACCTTGCCGATATAACAAACGCCGATGCCTCTCAGATTGTATGGAAGGGCAATGTGCTGTTGGCGAATGGCACCGACTTCAAAAAGACAGATGGCACTACAACCGCAGATGTTGGCGGCACCCCACCTAAAGGAAAATACCTTTGTTTGCATGGAGCAAATGTTGGTTCAATCTTATTCACCGCTAATGTCACCGGCCATAGTTCAAGAGTGTATTGGTCAGGCATAAACGACTTTGAATCATGGAATACACTCGATGATTACAATGACCTGCACGACTCCGACAACGATGAGATTACGGGCATGTTCTCCATGGGCGGTAACTTATTTGTCTTTAAGAAGCATCAAATCCATTCCCTTTTAGGAACCGTACCGGAAGAGGATCGCTGGACAAAACTTTATGAAGGTGTTGGATGCATTGCGCCTAAAACAATATGCACCGATGGTGACTCTATTTACTTCCTGTCAAATGATGGCGTGATGAAGCTATCGAATGGTTTGCAAAACATCTCTTTACCGATATGGAATGAGATCAAAGGCGGCACATTAAACCTTGCCTGCGCTGCGGTTTATGACAATAACCTATTTCTAGCAGTCAAGACTACTCCGACAGAATCAGACAATCACCGCGTATTTGTATGCGATCTTGCAACTTTACAGTGGTCGGAAGATACAGGCAAAACCGTATCAGTGTTCTATACCTTTGAAGATGATCGCAACCTTTATTCAGGTGATTCGATTGACGGTATCATATGGCACGAAGAAACCGGAGTGCACGATGAATCAAAGGATGGCTATATCAAGAACCTTTTGACAGAGAATCAGTCCACGTTTGATGTTGACTCTGATGCGGACGGAGTGGCTGATGGATGGGAAAAGTCCGGTATGACCGCCTCGCTGTCTTCGGGCTCTTACCAAGGAGCAAGTTGCCAGATGATTTACAGGTGTAGCATAATAGCAACCGTAAACACAGCCATAAACTCCACTTACTGTTTTAGTGTTTACGCCAAATCGGAAGGCACGTTTTCCATAGTTGTTTCCGGAGCGGAAAGCAAGCAATTCACGGGTAACAATACATGGCAAAGGTTTTCTGTTCCTTTCATCGCCAGCTCCGCTGTCACCCAAATCACGATTTCGGTTGGGTTCGCCGGTTCATACTTTGATGCCGCTCAACTCGAATTAGGAGATGAGCCGACCGATTGGTTTCCGGGGCAAAGCACAATTCCTTGCGCCCTTGACATCTTCTCCTCCGCAACCACTTCCGAAATATACCGTGACGGGCAAAACATGATCAGGTGGATCACCTTGCAAGCAAGAAGCGAAGGTTCTGACATCGGATTAAATGTAGTTTGTGATGCAAGTTCTGAAACTGACTTTGTGTTTGAGAACCCTAACGTCACGTGGGAAGAATGGTCTAATTACACATGGGGTGAATTAAGCGTTTGGCCAACACTCAAATATGGGCCAATGCAAAAAGGAACTTCCCTTTACGGAAATTCCTTTCAGTTTAAACTTAACACCACAGGCAAATCCAAGGTGTCTATTAATTCCCTCACAGCAGAGGGCATTCAGTTAAGACCGAGGTGATAACATGAACAGACTTTATCCCGAACAACAAGTCGATGTTACCAAGATAGACGCAAACTTTCAGGAGATATGCGCCGCAGGTTGGGTAACAGAAGAAAGATTGGCTGTCAACTCTGTTCCTGCTTCTAAGATTGTAAATGGCGCAGCTACCGACATAAAGATCGGTACCAGATTAATGGACGATATGACCGCACCAACTTCAAAAACAGGAATGCTTCAAGACCACTTAAACAATATCGGCTACATGATTAAAGCAATTACAGGCAAAGAAGACTGTATTACCGCACCAGCCAAGTCTATTGCTGATTTAGTGGCCGCGAAACCGATTGCAAGAGTAACAATGTCAACACCTCAAACACTTACCACAACCGCGACAATAGTTAATTTCGACACAGAAACGTTTGACGTTGGCGGCCACTTTGATACTGCCACTTATCAGTATATTCCGCCTGCGGGATACTATAGGGTGACGGCAACGGGTAGCTTTACCGCACATGAAGGCGGTGATGGCGGCAATGTGCAAACCGTTCAAATTTTTAAAAATGGTTCTCCGCATCACACCACAGAATCCTTCATGTATCTCCCCGGCTCGCGAGGTGCTGTTTCTATTTCGGACATCGTGCCAGTGGACGGTGATGACGCATTGGATTTAAGAGTAAAAAAAAGCACGGCTGGTCCTATCGTCAAACTCTCCGGGTGCGCCATCACCTTTGAAAAAATCAGCGATTAAAGTTTTAGCGTTAGCGAGCCGCCAAAACCATTGTATTGATTTGAGGCTTCATTCAAGTATACGAACCCATCAACCGTATGCAAGCAATATTGATTGAAATACAGCTCAAAAGATAATTTGTTTATTTCCAAGCCCAACGATGCCTTCCAATAATAATCTTGCAACAAGGGATGCCATTTCAAGCAACTATGCCCCATTCTAGTAAAGCTGAGTAGTTTGGTTTCGACACTTGCGAAACAAGTCAGAAACCGGCCCCTTATGTTAATCCTGATTGTTCCCCCAATGCCCCATTCCCATATATCTACCAAAGGGGTATCAGTCCACCATCTCTCCGGCAAGTATTCTCCGGATATTCTTATCTCGCTGCCTTCAAAGTCAATGGTCGGAGCAGCCAAAACCTCTCCGCAACAAATCAGCGTTAACACTAAAGCCAAACCGACCACCAATACTTTTTTCATTTTATCCACCTCCACTATTTACAGTATACTATATGCCACTTTAATTGTAAAGGAGGTTTTTAATTGGATGTAAAAACAAAAGACGGACAAGAATTATATAAATTACAAAAACAAAACGCAATGCTTAAATTACTCGTTGGCCGCAAAATCGGACTCAATATTTTCTACGCTGACGCAGACGATATTCGCGTAACTAGCGGGATATGTCATGTGAACAATGGTGCCGATCATTGCGTGGAAAAAGCCACGGAAACTAAAGTTACTGTTTCACCTATCGCGAAATGGCAATATGTTGTAATAAACAACCTGGGGAATATTGCGACACGCGAAGCAACGGGAACAATTTCAGAGCGTCCAACCGATCCCTGTTTTCAATGGTCTGGATACAATTCCTCCAAACAAGGTTATTATTTCAATAAATCCGAACGCATTATCGGCTCAATTTACCGGGTCAACTCAACGTCGTGGCGTATCATTAATTGCGGCGAGGGCGGGGATGAGTCCGGCGAAAACGCGCAAGGTGCTTGGATCAGGAACGGGGATCGTCAACAGTGCGCTACCTCTTACAGTGCCTCAATAACCATTGCGAACAACTCTATCCACGAAACACCTGCCCGCGCTCTGCCCGTAGCGTTTACGGCAGTCCCTATGTCGGCGGTAAACCTGACCAGAACCCCGGCTGGTGCGTGTAGTCAGGTCGGGGCCTCAGTCACCGCAACCACGATTGCCGTCAAAATATATAACCAATCCGGCGTAGATCGAACCGGCACAGTGGCATATCACGCGATCCTGGCTGGCAAGTGGCGGTGATCTTATTGAATACTAGGGAGGTGATTCAATGGCTAAATCTAGTTATGGACAAACGAACAATCAGAGTTATGAGCCTCAAACGTTTTTACCCAAGTGGACGCAGTACCTTCCCGGCGTTGGCCTGTGGGCAACAGCACTTAATGCATTGATACCGGGAAAACAAAAAGAAGATGAAACCTATTCCTATCAAGATCACATGACACCAGAAATGAAACAGAACATGCAATGGTTTCAGCAAAACGCCTTAAATCCTCAATTGAATCAATGGCAAAAACAGTATACCGAAGGACTTCAACAGCGTCTCGATCCTAATTGGCAGTTCTGGTCAAACGATCAAGTCAACAACATGTATAATG